TTAAGAATGATGATTTAGTTGGACAAAGGGTTAGTCGTCGACAAACCTTAAAAAAATATTTAGTAGGAGAATCAGGAGATGCTTCTCCTCCTATTGAGTTTCGTACTCAAGAGTATATTATAGATAGAATTGCAGCAGAAGACAGTATTTCTGTTACTTTTGAAGTAGCTACTCCTTTTGATTTAGAGAATATAAAACTTCCTAGAAGGGTAGTTGTAGGTAAATATTGTAGTTGGAAATATCAAGGGTGGGATAGTGAATTAGGTGGAGGTTGTACTTGGAAAAAAGATGGAGCAGTTTATTATGAAGGTACGGATGGTACCTATGCTCATAATGTTTATTTTAATGCAGATGACTCTCCTCTTGTACCTGCAGAATCTTTTAATAATTATAATGCAAGTACAGCTTATACTACTGTAGATTATGTAACTGAAAGTAGTAGATTTTGGGTCTGTCTTATAGCAAACACAGGAAATACTCCTTCGTCTACTTCAGGTTATTGGAAAGAAGTATTTAAATGGAGCGAACATGCAAATAGTACTGCTTATGCTATAAATGATCGAGTAAGATATGGAGCTGCTGGAGAAAAGACTATTTGGAAATGTACTATAGCTCATACTTCATCTGCATCAATTATACCAGAAACTAAAAGTGCTTATTGGGTAAGAGAAGATGTATGTGGTAAGACTCTTCAATCTTGTAAGTGTAGGTATGGATTCAAACCTGTTGGGCTTACAAGTGCTAATCAAAAACCTGAGGGAGCTAAAAACCTTGCAGCACGTTTACCTATTGCAACCTTTCCTGGAACCATGAAGTATTAATATGATAAAACAAATAGATGAAATACAAGAACATTTTGAGAAATGGTATCCTAGAGAGGGTTGTGGGGTATTAGCTGTTGTTAAAGGAAAAATGAAATGGTTTCCTTGTGATAATGTAGCAGAAGAAGATAATGATTTTGTTATAGATTCAAAGCAATATATTGATATAGGACATAAAGCGGATATTGTAGGTATTGTACACAGCCACCCTGATGCATCTACAGAGCCTAGTGAGAATGATATAAAGTATTGCAATACAATAGGTATTCCTTATTATATATTTAGTTATCCTGAAATGGAATTAAATATAATAAAGCCCAAAAGAGATATTAAATCTTTGTTTGGTAGAGAGTATGAGTTTGGGATAAATGATTGCTTTGAAGCTATGAGAGATTATTTGGCTTCCCAAGATATAGTTATTCCCTCCCGAGCGGCTTTTGAAGATGATTGGTGGGAAAAGAATTTGGATTATTTTACAGATGAGATAATTAAAGATTACGGATATACTCGTGTAGAGGGTAATATGCAAAAAAATGATGTGATTATTTTTAAAATCAATGCGACTGTTGGAAATCATTGTGGAGTGTACTTAGGGGATGATATTTTTTATCATCATGCAGAAAATCGAATATCTTGCAGAGAAAACATATATCCTTTTTGGAAAAGACATATAAGTGGAGTTTATCGTCATGCAGCATAGTGTATATTTACAAGGAGAATTAGGCGATAAATTTGGTGATAAATTTATTGTGCATACAGAGAATTACAGAGATATTTTTAAATGTATACAAGCCAATCGTCCTAATTTTTTACCTTATGTAAGAAAGTGTCACGAAGATGATATAGGTTTTATTGTAGAAACAGCAGGAGATGCTATAGAAACTGAAGACTTACTCTTACCTTTACAACCAGGAGATGTAACTATTTCTCTGGCCCCTGCAGGTTCAAAAAGCGGTATGGGTAAAATATTAGCAGCAATAGCAATAATAGCTGTTATGTATTTTACTGGAGGTTTAGCAGGATTAGGTGCAAGTGGTACTACTGCGGCAGGAGGAGGTTTAAGTACGTCTGCAGGATGGGCTGTTGCAGCAGGAGGAGGTTTAAGTACATCTGGTATGATGGTTGCAGGTCTTGCAGCTAATTTGGCTTTAGTAGGTATGCAACAACTTATGGCTCCGGATCCAGGAGTAGACAAGGACTCTCCTACTAATTATCTATTTACAGGAGGTAGAAACAACTCAGTAGAGGGTGATCCCATTCCTTTATTGTATGGAGAGTTAACTGTTCCAGGAAGGCCTATCTCACTAGAAATAATTCAAGGAGCTCCTGATGTTCATGGTCTTCGTACTAATAATGTATCAATAGATAGAGGGAACAATCTTAATATTGTTAGAGTTCCGGAGGCAGGTTAATATGAATGGTCCCCCCGATAGAGGCGAAGGTAGTAGCGAAGCAGGTGCTCATGCTCATTCTTTGGAAAATTATGGAAGATTATCTGATTTTCAAGATCGTCAAACAGTATCAGTTACAGATCTTATATCAGAAGGGCCTATTTATGGTCTTTTAGATGGACAGTCTTCTGTTTTCTTAAATGATGATAGAGCTGCGCCTATTTCTCAAGCTACAACACATTATAGCCAAACTTTTGCTAAGGTATCACTAACTAATAATTCTACCACTGCTACAATTACTAATGCGGGTAGTACTCCTGTTATGGAAGCAGAAAACGGAGATAAGTATTTAATAGTACGAGCAGGTGCTGGAACTCAAGAAGTAACTGCTTCTAATGGTTCAGCAGGGGGTGATAATGGAGCAATTACTGCTACATTAACAACTACAAGTAATGTAGGTTTTTTTACTTCTGCTATGATATCAAGTCATGAAGCTATAGATACTCAAGTTCCTGTTTCACTTCGAGCAGGTACCGGACTTAATCCGGGAAGAGGTGATGGAGCTCAAGGCGAAGGCATCCTAACTAAAAGGGTAAGTGCATCTGTAGCCGAATATATGCCCGACTCAGGTATATGGATTCCTAACGGGAAATATATACTAACAGTAGATAGTATAGTTAAAATTGCTAGTATCTCTGGAAGCACACTTACTTTAGCTACTGCATGGACGGGTGCAACGGGATCTAAATATTTTGATATAACGGGTGCGATAGTAGCAACTGCAAATGAAATAGATCAAACTTCTATTAGTAACTATAAAGATGTAACTACTCAATTTCGCGTTGGTTCTCTTGCACAGAAACCTTTTGCAGGAGAAGGAGGCTCCGGATACACTGCTCTTAGTAATAGTCCGTCTGCAGGAGGAACTCTTGAATGGGCTGAAGGGTATGCTAATGTTTTTAATGAGATTACAACAAATTCAGGAGATGCAGAACCCAAAGTATTAATTGGTAGTGCTAGTGCAGGTTTTAATTTAACGGCTAGTCAATTGCAAGAAGTAGATGAGGCTCGAATTACTATTGCATATCCTGGTGGACACTATGGAGTTGATGAAGAAGGAGATACTCATCCTGTTTTCACACAGTATAGACTTGAATTAGCTATTAAAAAAATAGGAGAGAGTAACTTTGAAAGTTATATAGACTTAAATTATCCTTTAACTCATAGAGGAAAGTTTTTAGATGCAGTTACTAAAGTTCATTCTATAGATCTAATGCAGTATCGTCCTTTTGCAGATTTTAAAGTAAGAGTATCTAGACTTACTAATCATACGGGGGGTGGCTTTAAGTATCAGACTCCCCAAACTCCTGAAACATCTCCTCCTGTTTTTGGAACTTCTAAAGAGGAGTGGCAGAATATCTCTGCTTCCTCTATTACTAATACTACTTGTATAATTAAAGAAGTATTGACCCACCCTTATTCGGCTATAGCTCGAACAACTTTTAGTACAAAACAGTTTCAAGGTTTACCTAAAAGATCTTTTCACCTTCGTGGTTTAAAAATAAAAGTTCCTTCAAATTATGTTACAAGAGAGCAGTCTAGTAATGGAGTCGCAAGTTATAAGCGTAATACGACAACAGGAGATATAACTAGTACTTATCAAGACTGGGACGGAGAGTTTAGAAGAGATACATACTATACTAATAATCCTGCGTGGGTATTTTATGATATACTTACAAATAATAGATATGGTTTAGGAGATTTTTTACAAGAAACGGATATTGATAAGTATAGCTTATATAGAATAGCACGATATTGTGATGATCTTGTACCTGATGGTAAAGGGGGTGAGGAGCCTCGTTTTACAGCCAACTTGTATTTTACTAAACAAGCAGATGCTTATAAAATGTTAAAAGATGTAGCAACAGTATTTAGAGCTATGTTGTATTATCTTGACGGAGAGGTTGTTCCGGTTATAGATGCACCCAGTGGTCCTGTATATAATTTTACAAAAGGCAATATACTTGAAGGTAGATTTAGTTATGAAGGTACTGGAAGTAAAACACGAATTAATCAAGTAGTTGTTACGTGGACTAATCCCGATGCTAATTATAAACCGGAACCTCTTATAGTAGAGGATAAATTAAATATTGCTGAAACAGGGAAGTTAATTTCTCAAAATTCTGTAGCTATGGGGGCTATTAGTGAAGGTCAAGCCATGCGCTATGGTAGATGGAAGCTATGGACAGCAGCAAATCAAAGAGAAGTTGTCAGTTTCTCTACTGCATTAAATGCCACCTTTTTAGTACCTGGAGATGTTATTAATGTACAGGATGCAGATAGGTATGCTGTACGTTACAGTGGTCGAATATCTAATACAGGTACGCGTAGTACTAGTGTAATTCCTTTGGATAATGCGGTTACATTAAATAGTGGTAGTACTTATACATTATCAGTTATTTTTGTAGAACCAGGCGCTTATGTTACTGAAGATGTAACTGTTGCTGGCGTTGATTATAAAAAAGGTGATTTACTAAAACAAGCATATTTTACAGGTAATTCAAATTTACAAGATATAGATACAAAAACAAAATCATTAAATGCAAGAGCATCTTTTGCGAATGTTGAAGCATTAGTATTGACTTGGTCGGATGCTACTCGTGTGGAAACTCAAGCTGTATCTACTTCTTCAGGCTCTCAAACTAGTTTGACAGTTTCCTCTGCTTTCTCTGCTACTCCGGCTGCAGAAGCAATTTGGGTACTTACAGAAACTGCGGAAGGAGCTAATGTTTTAGGTTCAGCAAAAGAATATAAAGTACTTGCAATTTCTCAAAGTTCTAAGAATGAATTTAATATTTCTGCAGTAGAGTACTATGATGAGAAATTCGCAGCAGTTGATGAGGATTTTACAACCTATATTGCAGATAGTGTTTATCCACCTGTAAGACCAACAGATATAGTACCTCCTGTTACAGATGTATTTTCTATTGCAGGAATGGATGGAACTAAAGGAGGAGAGGAACTTACTATTCAATGGTCTCCTCCTAGTGAGGTAGGAGAGGTTTCGGGAGTTTATGAACACTTATCAGGTTATGAAATTACACATGAATTTCCTGGTTATACTAATCCTTTTATTATAGGAGGCCCTTCTATTACTAGCTGGAAAGTTACAGGAATTCTAGATGGAGATTATAGAGTAGCTGTAAGAGCTATTAATATATTAAATAATCTATCTTTACCAACCATAGCTTCTATTACTGTAAATGATAAATATAATAATAAGCTTTATTGGTTGCCTGATGGAGTACCTTATAAAGGTGATATAAGTGTATCTGTCAAACAATTAGGTAGTGTTTTTCAGTTTACAAATTCAACTTATCAATTTAAACATCCTGGTGCTGATGGAGCAATTATAGATAATACTAGTACTACGGCGAGCACATATCAACAAGAGTGTAGTGGGTTATCTGTAATAACACAAACAAAACAAACAAACTCAGGTGAGTTTATATTAGCACATAATTACCTTCTTTTAGATTCTAGTGATACTACAGATCGTTTAAAATTATTAAAATATCATAAACCTGAAGCTGCTGGTACGGCTTTTTGGTTTGATACTGGAACTGGAAGTACTACAGATAGGTATGGCAGTAATTTAACAGGTACGTTTACTAAAGCTGCAAATTCTTCTAAAGTTACAGGATCAGGTACTTCTTTTTTAACAGAAATAGTAGCAGGAGATGTGCTTAAATTAGGTTCAGACGAAGTTCGAGTAGCTTCAATACAAAATGATACCTTATTATATCTTGCAAGACCTACAGAAACAGCGCATAGTACAACAACTGGAAAAATTCCAAATATTAGAATCGATTATACTAATGATTCAATTATAGCAAAAATTTATAGAACTTCATCAGGTTACCATATGGAACCTTATGTTACTTTAGATGCTAATTTAACCGCAGCCGCTGATCTTATTACTGCAAATACTATAACAGCTAGTCAGATAGCTGCAGATGCTATAACAGCTACTGAAATAGCGACCAATGCGGTTACAGCAGATGCAATACTTGCAAATAGTATAACAGCCACAGAAATTGATGCGGGTACTATAACAGCCACTCAAATAGCTGCAAATACTATAACAGCTACTCAAATAGCTGCAGATGCTGTAACAGCCACAGAAATTGATGTAACTAATCTGGCTGCTATAAATGCTAATTTAGGGGCTATTACAGCGGGTACTATGAGAAGTAATGTTACTAATTATATTCCCGATGCGAACGCTGCTCCTTCTGGTACTGAGAATGGTGCGTTTATTGATCTAACTGCTGGAAAGTTTGTATTTGGAGATGCGAGTGAGCATATACTATGGAATGGTTCTACTTTAACTATATCAGGTGTAACTATCACAGGCGCGACTATAACAGGGGGCTCTACTGATACAGGTGTACAAAGTAATTGGAACGAAGCTAGCGCCTCAGCTAGTGCTTTTATTCTTAATAAACCTACTATACCTTCCGGCAATCAAATTATAGATTGGACAGGTTCAAGTGCAGGTAATATTCATTTAACAAACCTCCCTGCAACAGCTTTAACCTCAGTTCAAACCGCGGCTAATCAATCCGCAATGTTAGCATTAACAACTGAAGAAGGCGATGTTGTAGTTAGATCTGATGAGTCAAAGACTTATATGCATAATGGTGGATCAGCTGGAACAATGGCTGATTTCACATTACTTTCTACACCTACTGATTCAGTAACAAGTGTTGACGGAGCTACAGGAGTAGTTACTCTTAATCATGATAGTTTAACTGGGTTTGTAACTGCTGAACATGTAAACTGGGCCGCTGCTAATGCAGGTACTATTAATGCAACTAATTATGTTTCTCCTTATTATACCTCTGCTATATCTAATGCCTCAGCTAGTGCTACAGGATTATTAACCAGTACTGACTGGAGTACCTTTAATGGTAAAGCAGCCTCAGGTCATACTCACAGCAGTGGTGGTTCAAACTATTACTTAGATGGTATAACTAAAGATGGTAATGTATTAACATTTGAAGTTAATGGTGGAACTGATGTAGACTATACATTCGGTTCAGCTGCATTCACAGCCTTAGGAGACTATGCAACCTCAGGACATAATCACTCTAGTACATATCATGCACTCACAACTGTTGGTATCGCTGACAATAATCTTGTCGAGATTGATGATGCTGATGCAGCAGATAATGATTTCGCGAAATTTACTGCGAATGGAC